GTTCAGTCAAGCGACAGACAGTCTCAGCTCCCGTGGCACGTTCATACACTTCACAGAACGCTAGCACTGGGGGCAGAATCTTACGAGACAGTGAACTCGTCGTGGGCGACGTTACAGTCGACACTGACAACTATGATAGCAAGGCTCTTTTCGGGGTCTTGTCTGCGGTTCAGGTGAGCCCTAACAACGCCCTATTTTGCCCACTTTTGTCGCGGCAGGGCTTGTATTTTTCACGATATCGCTGGAAGAGCGTACGCATTGAGTACGTCCCAAGAGTTTCCACTTCAACCACAGGCACGGTTGCCATAGGGTTTAGCAATGACCCCGACGCATCTCTGGCGGATGGCACTAGCGCGGAAATCAGCAACCTGTCTGACTTCATGCAGCTACCTGCCGCTTGCAACACACCAGCTTGGCAACCCATCACCTTCTCAATACCATCGCAGTGGCTTAAAGGCCCTGCGGCCGGGTTCTTGATGCAACAACCCGAAACTACCTCAGAAAACTTACTAAATTACTTTCCCGGTGTTCTCTACATAGGCGTAGATGGATACAATGGCACCGGTACCTTGGGATCGCTGAGGGTCCATTACGAGGTAGAACTCCTGCAACTCACTAGCAACACCCTGGTCCTAGCCAAAGAAGGTTGTGACATGCACCGATACACTTCGGACGGCACACAACTCATGACTGAGCTGAGCGAAAGGAAGGGGAGAGGAAGATTTTTAGAAGATTGCAGTGGAGGAGACACATTGTTGTTTAGGCTGCCGGGGCAATACCTCGTCCATATAGTACATTCGGCCACTAGCCACACTCCAAGTGTGGGAATTGTTCCTGGATTTGCTAATGAGGTTAACTGTACCCCTGTGGCCTTGTCACCCTACGTAGGATTGCACCTAGATTCGAAGTCGGCTGGTGACAGCTGCGAATACAGCTATTTCGTCACTGTCAAGAAAGCTAAGGCTTCGTTTGAAGTCGATATCGATCTAGTGGGACTGGGTCTCACCAACACCATGATATATGTGTTGAGATGCAGCGATCCCAGCTTCTAATAGGGTAAGACTGCGGCGTCTATAAATAATGCTGTGAATATGTGAACTGCAGAACACAGAACTCGGAACCGCCCGGGGCACTACAAATAG